GTAATTGAATTTTTAAATGATAAATATGATCCATTTGACTTTCATTTATCTGGATGGGGTGATCACATGCAATTAGAAGTTGATTCATGGGAAGATGTTTTAGAAGAAATATATGAAAAATATAAAGGTTCCGGTAGAAAGATGGCACCAGAAATTAAATTATTATATTTAATAATAGCATCAGCAGGTGCTTTTCATTTTACAAAATCACAGTCATCTAAATTACCGGGTTTAGATTCTATATTGGCATCAAACCCAGGACTTTTAAGTAAAATAATTAATCCAAGTAAAACAGAAAGTTCACAATTTATGACACAACAAGAAATTAATATTGAACGCCAACGAGATGAACATAAAAAGAAAGAGTCTGAATCTAAATTACAATTACAAAAACAAATGCAACAACAAATGAAACAACAACAAGACTATATTAATCAACTTCAATCCCAATTAAATATTCAACCCAATAATAATCAATCAAATAATAATCAATTTAATGAGCAATCTAGAAATTTTTCTATAAATGAACCTCAAGCAGCAAATTCTAAACCACAAGTAATTACAAACGCAAATATGCCTGATATTAGAGCCCCAACACAGGTAAAAGATATTTTAAATAGAATTCATAATATACAATCAAGTACTATTAAAGCAGGTGCTAGTGATACACAAGACGAATCATCATCAAATAATGATAGATTAATATCTGAAACAACATTAAGCGAAGGTAATCCTAAAAAACGTAATACTGCACGTAAAACTAAAAAATCAGCATTATCTGTAATATAATTAATTATTTAGAATGTTTTTGTAGATTTATTATGTATTTTTCAAGTTTAGTAATACAATCTAACAGTTCTTGACGTTGGCCATTGTCATTGTCATCGTCATTGTTGTAATTGTTGTTGTCATTGTCATCGTCATTGTTGTTGTCATTGTCATCGTCATTGTTGTAATTGTTGTTGTCATCGCCGATGTATTGTCCTTTTGCCTTTTCCTTTGCATTTGCATATACCTTTGCAACTTTTTCTCTAATTGTGTCACCACCAAAAGTTAAAAAATTATTATTAATTTTATCCATAAGTTTTGATATTTTTTTTGATGAGTATATATTAATAAGTTGATTAATATCATTATAATCAGTTTTTCCATATCGTGTTTGATTAATCAATTCATTATTTTCTAACTGTGATAATGATTTCATATGATTTAATATAACTTTAAAATCTGTTTTGTTAATTTGCATTATAAAACATTAGAAAAGTTTTTTTAAGCTTTTTTTATCTTTAAATGATTTTAATATCAAATTTAAAGATAAAACTTTATTATTAATAAATGTCTGAAATACAAAAAAAAAAAAGAGGACGAAAACCTAAAAATTTTAATATAATACAAGCAAAAGTTGATAATATAAAAGAAATTGATGATTTAATTAATACTGAAGAAGAAAAAATTATATTTCATTTACCAATTACAATTGAAGAAGTTAATAATGCAGTTGCTGTTGATGTTGCTGTTGATACAGATATTTTTATAAAATCAGAAAAAGATATATTTTGTTCTAAGATAAATATTAAAAATGATTCAGAATTAACAGAAACATTAAAAACAAGTATAAGTATAAGTAAAACTAATCAAAATTGTGCAAATAATTCAATACATAAAATTGCAACACATAATTTAATATTTTCACAAAATACAAAATGTTGGTGGTGTAGAAATTGTTTTAATACTCCTGGTCTTGAATTACCTGAAGATTATTATAATGAAACATTTTTTTGCACTGGTAATTATTGTAGTTTTAATTGTATGAAAAAATATAATTTAGAATTAAATGATTCATTAACATGGAAAAGAGACTCATTAATTAATCTATTTTATTTTAAATTATATAATGAATATACTGAAATTAATCCTGCACCACATTGGATGACATTAAAAGAATATGGTGGATGTTTAACATTGGAAGAATTTAGAAATAATTTTATGATTAATTCTAAAGAATATATTGTTTTACATCCACCGCTCATTTCTAGACAAATGCAAATTGAAGAATCATATAAATTTAATAAACTAAAAGAAGTTCCAATTGATAAATTAAATAAAATATATTCAGAAATTGAATCAGAATATGCAATAAAAAGAAATAAACCAATACAAACAGATCAATTAAATTTAGAAAAAACAATGGGATTAATTAAAAAGAAAAAATCATCTAAATTATCATATTAATTTTGCAATATCAGCATCTAAAACTTGGACAAATACTTTTGGTGTCATTTTTTGAGATTCTGTTTTTAAAATATCAATAATCTTCTTATGATCAGCTATACTAGAATCTTCGGTTGATGATTCTAATATATAATCAGGGGTAGACATATATTTAAATGTATATTTAAATTTAATTGTTTTTAAACAATTATTTAATAATTTTTGGGTATGTAATATACCATTAGGTGAAATAATTTTAATTTTAGAATTAATTTTTTTAATAGTTTCGTCAGTTCGTTTTGTATATAACTCGTATATCATTTTACGAATATCATCACTAATATTTAGTATTACACACCAGTCGCTTAAATCACCAATGTTATCACAAAAGTATATCCACAATGATACTGGTACTTCATCTCTTTCTTCATTAAATATACGTCGTTTTGAATCAATATGATGAACTAAAGTTTGCCATATAATATCAAAATTACAGGTTGTTTGAATACACAATGATTTAATAAATGATTCTAAAATTTTATTTTCAGTAAATTGAACCATTAATTTATTTTGGATATCTGTTACTGATAAATTTTTATCATCAACCATATCATCAAGATATGCTATTGAGATTTGTACAATTTGTGCGGTAGTATCTATTTCATCTATACGTGCAACCATAGGTTTATTTAGAGGAATTATTTTATTCCAACTAGATACACGTCTTTTTTTGGATGCATCGGAATAACTCATCATTCCACGATAAGGATACTCCAATAATTTAGCATCAAAAAATGAGTCAGATCTAGTAGTAAATTTAACAAGCACAATTTCGCCGAGGGTAGGATTATTATTTGAATAATATTGATTTGGATTCATTAATAATTAATACATAATATATATTAAACTAAAAAATTCAATTTTTTTATTACTTTAGGTGTATTTATATTATTTGAATAAAAATAGGCTCCTTGTAAAAATGAATCTGCTAAATCATCTTTCTTTTTATGAGAATTAAAATGTTTAACACATGTTGGTAGATGTTGTATTAAATCTAAACAATATTTTATACCTAAACTTTTTGTTAATTTATATGCTTTAGTATCATCTGTTTTTTTTGCTTTAATTAATTGTTTTATATCTCCTTCAGTTGCTATTTTAAGTTTATTTGAAGGTGACATAAATTTAACTTGTGTAATATTTGATTTTGTTATATCTTTATCAATAATACCTCTAATTAAATAATAATCATAGATAGTTGATGCTATTGATTTCATCCGTGGATTTTTTAATGATGGTTGATTTTCAATAACAACATAATCAGCAGATAATAAATTTTTTCTATTTTCTAATTCCATTATTAATTTAAATTTAACATCGTCAAAATTTAATGTTGCTGAATTTTTTAATTTAAATGGTTTTAAATCTGATGATTTTTGTAATGTTTTATAAATTTGTTTAGCATGTGTTGAACAATAACATACGTTATTATTTATAAATGATATTTTTTTATTACATATTGTTGATTTATTATTAATATAATTACATATATTTTTATTTTCTCCATTATCTTTACTATATATTAAAAAACATTCATTAAAATCTTTAATACGTGTATCTATCTTTTTACCATGTGTTTTACAATAATATTTTATTTCATTATTAACAGTATTTGTTAAACTTGCTTTGGCACCACAATTACATTTTTGTTCGGACCTATTTGTTAAATCAATATTATTCCAATCTAATATACACCAATTAATAATAATTGTACCATCTTCTTGTACATATTCGGCTTGTGTTAATAAACAATATGATAAATGAATTACACCAACATCAAATGATAAAATAACAGGATATTTATTATTTTTTATTATTTCAGAATTTGAATTGTTTTCTATTATTTCAGAATTTGAATTGTTTTCTATGGATAAATCTTGAACAATTTCTGACATTCTTTATTATATAAACATATTGTTTAATTACCTAGTTAAATGGTTTTAACTTAAAAATAAAATTATTTGAATAATTTTGTTTAATTACCTAGTTAAATGGTTTTAACTTAAAAATAAAATTATTTGAATAATTTTGTTTAATTACCTAGTTAAATGGTTTTGTTTAAATTTAATTCAGAAAAATGTACAAATGAACAATATTTAAACATTGTCATATTTTTAATTAAATGTTCATCATATGTTTGAAAATTAAGTGCAACTAATTGATATTTATTTTTCCAGAATGGTTCAGGATCATAATTATATGAAAAATGTCCTGATAAATTACCAGCTGGATATATACGTTGTATTATTTCTGATGGATTAATATTAATTAATTTTTTATCTTTATTTTCTGTATTTCTATAATATCCACCTCTATATGAATTAATTACTGTTGATAATTCATTTGGTATATTAGATACTATATTTATTATTTCAGATTTAGGTTTACAAGATGTTATTATAATTTTATTTAATAAATTTTTTATTGGTTCTTTTGTAAAATGATTTATTTTATTTAATTCATTATTTAATAATTTTTTACCAAAATATTTTACAAGTATATCTTTCATTTTTTGCTGTGTTTGTGGTATTTTATTTGTATTTATTTCTAAATCAATCCATATAGGATCTGATGTTTGATTTGCAAATTCTGATATAGTTTTTATACAATCTTCAAAATAAATATATGATGTTGTAAAAATATCTCTTGAATATCCTTTTTTAACTAACGGGGATTCTATACCATGTGCAACAATTGGTATATAACTATCATCATTTTTTATTACATTATTTTTTGCATACACATCTAACTCAATTACTCGTGCACCTAACATTAAAGCATTTTTAATTGCATCTACTGATACAACATCAAAATTTTGCAAACATGGTATATAAGTATTATGTGATGTACTTATTATAAATTCATTAAATGGCATATTTAATAAATGCGGTTTTGCTATTTCAATTGGTAAATTTTGTTTATTTAATAAAAAGTTATATCCTAACATTAAACAATTAGATGTTCTATATTGTTTACCAATATCTGTTTTAAATATTAATATATATTTTACAATATAATAAAATAATATTATAAATGGAACAATTACAAATATATACCAATTAATTTTTTTTGTTTTTTCATTTTTATAATTGTTAGTTATAAATACAATAATTATAATTATAAAAATAATAATTATAACAATATTTTTAATTATACTATAATTATTTATCGATAATATATTTTTCATTTTATATATATAAATATTTATATTTTATTTTTATCATTAATTATAAAAATAAAATATTCTAATTATATTCATTTATTTAAGCTATATTCATTTATTTAAGCTATATTCATTTATTTAAGCTATATTCATTTATTTAAGCATATGTATTCATAATATACATAAAAAATGAAATTTTATATTTAAAGAGTTATATTTTAAAATATATAACTAATGTCTATAATATCAATATGGGATTCTTTCACGTTTATTGATTATATTAATGTTGATTCAATAGAGATTAAAAATCTTCCATTGGGTGTAAGTGTATCAACAATGTGTGCATCAGGTAAACTTAATACTAAACTTAATATACCTAATATTGAAAAATATTTACAATTAAACTCTAATGATGTGTTAACTGTAAAAATGAATCAAGAAAGAATAAGAACATTAATATCAATTAAAAATAAACCTAAACGTAATAAAAAAGATATTAACCAAAAAGACACTTCAAAAAATCATTTTTATAATCAAATTACTGTTGTAATGAGAGTTGATCATGGTAATTGCGATGATTTAGATTTTGTACGTAAAATTAATCTAAAATTATTTAAAAATGGTTCTTTTCAAATGTCGGGATGTAAAACAATTAAAGGTATTAATATTGTATTTAATAAACTTATTTATAAACTTAAAGAAATTAAAGCAAAAAAAATGGAAGATGGTAAAATTAATGAAATAAAATTTATTGACGAACCTGACAAAATAACAGTTAAAGATTTTAAAATTGATATGATTAATTCAAATTATCAAGTTAATATGCAAATTGATCGTGATAAATTATATAATCTGTTATTAAAGAAAAAAATTAAATCATCATATGAACCATGTATTCGTGCATGTGTAATAATTAAATATACACCAATAAAAGAAAATCCTGCACAAAAAGAAGTAAGTATATTTATTTTTCAGAAAGGTAATATTATTATTACTGGTGCACGATCTAGGTCACAAATTATATCAGCATATAATTATATGAATGATATTTTATTAACACATACTGATGAAATCATTAAAAAAGATGAACAAGAAGAAGAAGATTTAATTCTTGATATTTATAAAGATATAATGAAAGATGTTGATATAGGTATTATAAAAGTTTAAATATTATATTTTTATAATTTAATCCATAACATGATTATATATGTTTTATACATTTTTTTGATGATATATATCATTTACATAAGGATTATCATTTAAAGTATTTATAAAATAAGGATTTATATAATAAGACGATGATTCAATAACTGGTTTACTCATTGAATATACCTGTTCAATTATATTTTTAGATACTGTTGGCATAACACTATGATCAAGAGATTTATGTGGTTGTGGTACATAATTAAATATAATTGGTTCATTTAATCTAACATTATCTTTATCAATTTGTGGTCCATTCACATCACGTTTTCCATTTGGTGTTCGATTATACATAGATATTTCACGTCTATCATCTAAACACATATTATTAGATGCATCATGTGATATTGGTTTATCAATTTCACCATGTAATCCACCTGTATAATCTTTTAATAATGTTGTTTCTTTTGTTGTTGTTTTCATATCATCTGTTAAATTTGTATAATTACCCATATTACTATTTGCAACTCTTCCACCCGGTGTCTGTACAATAGTTGTTTGTTTTATTGTTGGTTTTGCAATATCATTATAGTTTTTAATATATGTACCTTCTTGATCATTTGATTTTATTACTCCGGTATAATTTGTTGCTTCTGTTTGTTGTCGTATTGTTGGTTTTGCAATATCATTATAGTTTTTAATATATGTACCTTCTTGATCATTTGATTTTATTACTCCGGTATAATTTGTTGTTTCTGTTTGTTGTCGTATTGTTGGTTTTGCAATATCATTATAGTTTTTAATATACGTCGATTCCATATTAATTGCATTTGCATGACCAACATGTTGATTTTTTTCTGTTTGTTCTTTAATAGTTGTACGTGTTTTATCATTTATATCACGTGCATATGATGTATTATTACACACACCAATTGTACCTGAATAGTTTGACACAAGTGTAGTTTGTTTAATAGTTGGTTTTGCAATATCATTATTATGTATTGGATTTTGTTTAATTTCACCTGTTATATTAGTTATAATATTATAATTTGTACCCTCTCTTAATGTTTCTTTAGCTTTATCATTATTATATAATGCATTATGTTTAATTTCACCAGTTATATTAGTAACATCATTATAATTTGTGGTTTGTCTTAATGTTTCTTTAGCTTTATCATTATTATATAATGCATTATGTTTAATTTCACCTGTTATATTAGTTACATCATTATAATTATTTGTCTGTCTTAATGTTTCTTTAGCTTTATCATTATTATATAATGCATTTTGTTTAATTTCACCGGTTATA